TCCGCCGGGGAGAAAGGGTTATTGTTTAACGGCTGCGAGTACGCATCCGCTTCTAATCTTTTATCTGGTTGCCTGCCATACTCTGATATAATCAACCTTTACGTCGCACACGCCTACGCCACCGGCCTTCGTCACCATGACGTTCGGCATCATCATCATTGTGCCATCTGATAGGTCAAATGTCGTCCCTGTGGCAACTCCCTCTCCGTCAATGTAGAATTTCACATCGGCCGCATCAGTGCAGTCGATCCGCAGTATATTATATGTACCCGGAACCGCCGTCACACCCGTGGCTATCGCATCGCTGTCGGTCGCCCCGTCGTCAGCATAGATCACATAGTCACCGCCACCATCCAGCACAAAGAAGATATGAAGGTCAATGTCATCCGCCGCCGCCACCTGATCGTCGGCAACATGGGCCTCTCCCTGAAATCCGATATGAACTTCCGCCGCTTCTGTGGGCAGAACCGCCACATCGATTCTGGCTTCAAATATCGGACCCTTGTCGATATTGAAAATCAGGGTGTCTGAGTAAATTCCCCCGTCTTCCGTTTCGTCATCCGCCTCAAGGTGCAGCGTGACGTTGCTCAATGCTTTCTGAACCGTCGCCGGGCCGCCGCCGCCAGTCGCCGCTATCGTCCAGAAACTATCAGAGGTTGAGTTGAGGTTAAGGTATTGACCGTTCGTCTTCGCTACGTCATACCCAAGAAAATCGTCGTAGACGTAGATCGGGGAAAACGACTCCACCGTTTCGTGAGTTGACCCATCAAAGAAGGCCAACTGACCACCGCGCCATTTACTATTCGTTGCGCCCATGATTAGCCTCCTTTATCTTGTCGCCTGCCAAATTTTTACATAGTCAAGATAGAACTCCCCTGCCGCCGCCGTGCCCACATCGGAAGCCTTGTAAACCACGATCCACGGCTGAACCGTGAGGTTCGCGGCGGTGTTCATCTTGAATGTCGTTGTCGATGCCATCTCTACGCCGTCAATGTAGAATTTCACGGCCGCCGAGCTGGTGAAGTCGATCCTGAAAACATAATAAGTATCGAGCACCAGTGTCTTTCCGGTACTGACAATGCCGCTGTCCAGAGTGCCATCATCCGTCCTAATAACAGGAACAAGACCCGCGCCGACCGTTGTGTAAAGCCCGAAAAAGGCGTATTTTGCCACTTCATCGGCGGTCAAGAAGGCTTGGCTCCCTGCGCCATAGGAATCGTTCATCACGCCGAAGCCGATTTCCGTCAGCAGGGTCGGGGCGGTATGAATCGCAAGGCGGCACTCAAAGATGAGGCCCTTGTCAATGTTCCAGGGCTTGTCATCCTTGCCGTAAAGTCCGGCGGCTGCGTTCTCGTCCACCTGACCGATTTCACACTTGAAGATGCTCAAGGCAGGGGCCGTGGTCGTGGCCGAATTTAGATCGAGGTCTGTCCAGATGTCTGTGTTGACGACCGTTCCAAGAAAATCATCGTATAGAACGATTGGTGAGATTGGCTTGACGGTTTCGTGAGTTGACCCATCATAAAAAGCTAATTGTCCCGCTCTCCATTTCGCGTTTGTAGATCCCATGTTTAAATCCTCCTTTTCACCGGCCCGTGGGTCGGGTCGCGGTGCCGTCATCCCCCGAGACGGATTGGTTATGTTGTTATCAGACCCACAGCGGAGTTGGCTTACCCGGATACCTCTCCTTTACTAACCTGTCGCGTTCTGAAAAAAATATCCTCCTCGATTCCTCTGCCGTCCTGCCGACACATTGCGGCATCACAATCTTTTTGAGATCAGGACCGTATTCAAATCCACGAAGTTTGTTATCCATCCATATCTCAAATTGGTTGTTGACCGCCGCCACCCGTTCATTTTCTAACCTCGCTACCCTCTCTTCAAGGGCAAAGAGTCTTTCCTCCAAAGATGATCCTGAACTTTCTTTTTTCGCCATTTGTCAATACCTCCGAATATAAGACGGGTTTTAAGAGGACCCGTCGAACCTCTTACATGGTTATGCTAAACACGTTTCTATACTGCCGCTCGGATACCGTGGTGTAAGGATCGCCATGACAATAGCCTGCCCTGTGCCTGCGGTCAGGTCATCGTCAAAGGAAATGTTCAGCCACTCTTCTTGGTTCGCAACGTCCATTTCTGCCGCCTCAACATAGACAAGCAGGGTGTAGTTGTCATATGTCCCATGAGCAACAGACAGATATGGAACTGCCGTGGTCGTTTTCGTCCATGTCGCATAGACATCCGCATTGGCTGCACCAAATGCCGCGCCACCCCATGAATACCGGAAGGGGATATTGGACGAGTAAGCCCCTTCGGTTGCGCCGCTCTGCACCCTCACATAATGATTTGCGGTGCCGATGTCGATGTAGTGAACCACGAAAAGGCAGTCGTGGTAATTCTTCATGTTGATCCCGTCCGAGGGATTTGTGGCCAAGCTGTCCATGTCAATATCTTCGGCCAGCCACACAATTTTCTTTTCCATTGCAATATTCATTTTAAGTTCCTCCTTAATTCATATTTGTTATCGTGCGGCCAGTGTCACGAACGGACTTTGCGTTGCCGTCGTCGCCTGTTCCGGTGTGAACACCTTGCTCCATGCAGGCTGTCCATCACATCTCAAAACGAAACGATAGTAGGTCTCATCCGTGATGAATGCGTAATGGATAGAAGTCGCCTCCTGAACGCCGCCTTTTTCAATCCACAGGTACTCTCCGAAGTCGGCCAGAATGATGTCACCCACATCACCGAGCTTGGAACAGTGATTGCACGGGATTACCGGCCTGCCAAACAGAGAGCCGTAAGGAGCCGCACTCGCCCCGCCTGGAGGCATGTATACCGGAGATCCGCCTACACCTACCGTAATGCCCATCGTATACAACTGCGGTTCGATGCTTTGGTTGATCAGCCAGACTGCATTTGTCCGTGAATCCGCGTACATCCTCGACCACATATTGACGATATTCGCATAGACTACGGTATCCGCAAGCTGTCCTGTTTCCGCTGTTACAGTTACAAGCGCACCACTGTTCAAAACGCCCAATGGCTGTCCGGCACCCACGCCACGAATAACCTGCTTCTCGGCCTCTTTCACAAGAGCCAGATTTGAGCCGGTGCGGATGAATGCTTCCAGCGTCACCTTGTCATTGAGAAGTTCATCAGTCGTTGGAACCACCACGGCCATTTTCTTCAGCTTTAGAATCATTTCACGGAACTTCGGAGAACTGGTCTGTTTCGTTCCGGATTCGGATAACCAGTATGCGACGATCCCGCCGAACACACCTGCACTCTCAGTGTCGTCTGCAGCCGCTGGAATGGTAATTGAGTTGCTGTTTGAGCCGATAGGGAGCCTCGTCAATCTTGGAAGTATCTGACCGGTTGAAAACATTCGCGTCTTGATATCCGCTGCGTAATCCATCTGGAGTAAAAACCCGCCGTCAGAGGGTGTCCCTTCACTCATCCCTGCCGGAGCGCGAAGTTTGCGGTCAACACCCCTTGCTGGATCTGCCGCATTACGGGCCGCAACAAGCGCATCACCAAAAGATGCAAATCGTTCATCTCTCCCCGGAAGACCGGGAAACCGAACCTGCAATTCATCAAGTTGTGGTTTTATGTCGGGGCGTGTCCCATCTTTCATGGGCTTTGCAAGCCGTTCCCTTACGGATGCTTCTCTTTTCTCAAGCTCCAGTTCTTCCGTGTATGTGGCCACATCATCCATAAATTCGCCGAATCTTTTCCGTTCATCTTCGTTGAGATGCCGCTCCTCACCCTGCGCCTTCTTTTTCATGCTGTCACATTCAGCAAGCCTGCTCTGAATGAGTTTCGTCAATTCTATTGTTCTATCTAATTCCATTGCAATATCCTCCTCATTTGCACCATTGCCCTTTTAATTGATTGAATTTTTCCTCGACTTCTTTGAATTTATCGAGTTCTTCCGTTACCCTTTTTGTCTCATACGCCGGATCAGGCACAACCAACCCGTCAATAATAAAACGATCCGCGCTCCTCATTCCGATTGATGTCGTTTCGTACACCGCAAATGGCACTAGAGAAATCTCATACAGCGTGGCCTCTTTTACGTTCCGCACATATTTGCCATCCTCCAGAGTCAACCCCGGCTTGACATCTTCCTTGAAACTAAAACTCATGTTTGAATAATCTCCCCGCTTTATTGACGGAAGCAGGTCTTTTGCCCATCCCGATTCGGGCGGTACATTGCTAAAAGACACACCATCAATCCCTTCATGCAATTCCAATGTCCCCCTCGTCGTTCGGCCAAATATATATTTAAGCTCATGATTCCATAGCATCATGACATCACGTCCACTTTCGAGCGACTTTCTAAACGCGCCCGGAAGTATTCTTTCTTTCAAGTCCGGCAAACCTTGGATCGGGTTATTGCTCAGTTGCCCATAAGGAATCGCCAACCCCTGCAATCTGACCTCATTACGGTCCTCTTTTGAGAATCCTATTACGGTGTCAAACGACCGTTTTTCAACGCCAGACCGCTTCTGATGCGCGCCAATCCACTTCTCGGCGTCCGCTAACGACCACTTTTCGACATCGAATTGGTATGCCCGGATATGGATTGTGTCATCACCCTGAAGTTTGCCGACTGCCGCACGGATGCCCTGTTCCGCATTGACATCCATTGTCGAAAGAGAATCCTTCAGGAACTCGCCTTCATGAACTGGTATTTCGTGATAGCTCTTTTCTGTCATTGGTCATTCTCCTCATGCTTGGGCCTGAGCCTGATTTCTTCTAAATTCTCTATTTTTGTTCTGGGTATAGTAATCCGCCCATTCGCAGTTAAAAGGCTCATAGTCCCCATCGTTATCAATTCTATGTAAAGTTTTCCCCTCGGGACGCTCTCCCATGTCCATCAAGAAATTCTCAAATAAAGACCACCTCTCGCAAATTGTGATCCCCCGACCACCATAGATAGGATATTTTTGATGCTGTAAATTCAAACATCTCTGTCGCATTCCCTGCCATGAAATATATTCAGGGGTCGGGTTGCCTTCGTTCTGGATTGCCCCTTTTGAGCATCCATGCTTTAAGTGTTTATGCCCGTTATCAATCCTTTTCTCATCTTTCAGACATCCACAACTCTTTGTGTTTCCCTTTATAAGATTTGAAGAGAAAACAATTATCTCCTTTCCACAATCACATTTGCATAACCATGTCGCCCTGCCGAATTTCTCCCTCCCATGAACAGATATGACCGTCAGTCTATCGAATCTCATACCAGCGATATTTTTAAGAGGTGGCACCTGCTTCTCCCTTCTTGTTTTTTAATTGCATTTGAATAATTTTTTCGTCTTGCTGTGCATTGCTGGTTGTTGGAGGTTCCTCTCCCAATGGAACCATATTCAATGGCCGCAAATAGGTATCCCCATCGTCTATAAGCTCCATATTTTCCAATTCTCTGATGTCGTTTGGACAAAGCCAACCGTTTTGAATACCAGCCGTATAATACGCAGTCCGCGCCGCCGTATCCCCCCGCAAAAGCCCTTCAAGCCGATGCTCCACAGTAACGTCATCTTCGAGAATCATCTTGCACTTGATGGCCTGTTCAATCCGGACACACCATGGCCGGAATGTATAAATCACAGATTCAAGGGATTGCTGTTCGATGTTGTTGTTAGTGCTTCTTTCAAGGTCGAATATCATGTGAGGCGCGATATTGAACCACCTGCATACCTCGGTAACCGTAAATTTTCTTGATTCTAAGAATTGAGCATCGGCATGTTTTACCGATAGCGGATTGAACTTCATCCCCTGGCCGATGATGCCGATGAGCTGCGACTTCGATACCCCACCGTGAGCCGCATACCAGTCTTCACGGATGACTTTTTTCGTGGCGCTGTCTACCGGAGCATCAATTTCAAGATACCCCGCCGGAGTCGCATTGTTTGAAAAAAACCGTGCCGCATATTCCTCATAGGCGATGCCTGTGGCAATACCCTCCCTTGCCAGAGAGATAATTGAGTAGCCAATCGTTCCGTTACACCCCAATCCGGCGATATGAAGTATCTCCCACGGCGCGAAATTCGTCACTTCGCCATTGTCTGTCATCCGGTATTCATACACCAACAGCCCGTTCGGGTCTGGCCGCTTCACTTCCATGCGGGAAGGATCTAATGGCCACAAGGCAATCGGTCGCCCAAGCATATCCTGCTGAATGTGGCAGTAGCAGTTACCCCACAACAGTAGATGCGCCATAAGCGCCTCCCACATCTGGATTCTCGTCTGTTCGGGGTTCGGTCTGAGGTGTAAAAGCGGGTAAAGAGGGTGTTTTTTGTCCTTTTTTTTGCCTTTTTCGCCGTCCCTGTAGACAAAAAGCGGCAACGATGCGATGGTTTCACTGATTTTTCTTACTGCGGCAAAGACAGGGGAGAATTTCAGGCATGAATTTTCGTCTACACTCACACCGGCTGCGGTTGGATTTTCAAGGCGCATGTACCAATAGTCGTCAGCCGGTCCCGGCCGTGGCCTTACCGTTGCTCTGTTTTCCTGCCCTGAAACGAAAAAATCCCGAATATTCCGCGTCAAATACCCGCCGATTCGGGATAACATTGATCCTTGCACTGTAGGAAAGACCATCTAATGCATACCAGATACCCGTTTATTAGAAAATTATTTGTGTGGGGAATTATACAACGACTTTATAGGAAAAATATCATTTGACACTCAGTGACACCTAGTGACACCTGAGAGCATAAGAAAACGCTTGACAATGTTTTTATTTTATGGGTTGCGGCTGCTGTTTTATGCGTTTTTCAAACCATTCTTGGATAGCTCGATTTGTTGTAGTTGGTTTTGTGGCAATATATTGAACAGGAAACCCCTCTTCTTTTACGAGACGAACAATAGTGTTACGCGAAAAGCCAGTGCTTTTGGTAATGCTTTTCCAACCAGTAATCATACCAGTATTCCCTCCTATACCCCTGTTTTAGCCCCACAATTCGGGCAAAATTCACGCCCCTTCGTATTTTTTTCACACCGTTTGCAGAGATTCCCCGTCTCCGGCACCCTTGTTTCCTCCTTTACCGCCGATATAGACTCATCATCATCATCTATCCGCGAAATGCTCCCGGGATGGTAGACAAAGGGCTTGTTACGTGCCTCTGGGTTCATCGCCATCAACGCCACGCAGTTAAACGTCGCCATAAGTGGGTCGATCTTTCCGGTGCCGCTGGCCTGCTTTGTGATTGAAATAGCGTTCCCCTTCAGCTCTACCTTTGCATTCCCGACGCACCATGTCATAAGAGCCTGCCCGCCGTGGATTAGAGTCTTTTCGGCCACTTTGCGTTCTGTGGTCTTTATCGCACCATTAAGACGCCACCCCTGCGGGATACCGACAATGCGGTCATGTTCCAACGCCCCTTCCCCTTTTTCATCGCCTGTTTCAATTTCATCGACTATGGCCCCGATGCCCGCCTGATCCACACCGATCCGGTCAAGCAGCCCCGCAGCTTCGCATTTTCTTACAATGTCTCCGGCCTCTTTTATGTCCTGCCCAATCTCTTTGACGATGATCAGGTCACCGTCTTTCTCAAAATCTCGGTATTTCGGAGCCTCAGATTTCCGCCGCCCAATCGCTATCGGATTGCACCATGCCTGAGTCCAGAGCAGCCAGTTCCCGTTTTCTGAATCTCTCCCCAAGACAGCCAAACCCAAAAGATCATCAAGCCCCCCCCCGTCAATGCCGATCACCACCACCTCAGACCGTTCAAGGATCACATCGAGCGTCACTGTTCCCGCAGCCTCTTCCCAAAAGTCCGCACCCGCCCACCGCTGGGATCTCAGAGAAAGCCCCATTTCGACATTCAGGTGCTTGGCAAGAAAGCCCTGCATGGATTCATCACCGGCTTCTTCCGCCTTCTTGAATTCTCTTAGAATGAACTCTTCATCGACCGACGCCCCCAGGTTCGGGTTCGTCACATAGAACATCTTCGGGTCCAGGTGCTTTTTCTCTTTCAATATCGCTTCGGGAAACTCATAAATCACCGGCAGGAACTTATTGTCGTCGATTCTTCCGTCTCGGACGCCCCGCGCATAGTCAAGTTTCTGCTTAAAGACTCCCGCCGGGGCCTCGTCGCTCTGAGTAGACAGCCAGATAACGAACCCCTCCGGCCTCGAGGCCAGCCCTCCGCAAGCCTCGCGGAGCATGTTTTCTGCGTTCGGGCGCTTCCCCATAAGCCACGCCTCGTCAATCAGGATTCCCGTTGCCTTCTTCCCGCCGACGGTTTCATTGTCCGCAGCCACAACCTTCAGGGTGGCGCCTGTGGTCCTATGTGTGATTTGTCTGTAATGCTCCTGAACCAGGAATAAATCGGACAGTTCCTCATCAACCCGGACCATATCGCGGGCAGGGATAAAGGAGTTCTGGGCGATCTCCACCGTAGGGGCCAGGATAAGAAACTCAGCGGAGTCGCGCCAATTTCTCACAAGCGCCGTAAGCATCACGCCCGCCGCTGTGCTGGACTTGCTGTTCTTCTTGCTAATAAGCAGGAAATATTCAGATATGAGCCGCCGTCCCGTCTCGGAATCGTATGAACCGAAGATAGACGCCACGAAGTCAAACACCCATTGACGCCCAACCTCGCCATAGGTCGGTCTATTCAGCACGTCCACAAGCCTCAATTCCTTGAACACAGCCAGGGCATCATCGGCCTCCTGTGGAAATAGCGGCGGCGGGATCAGTGATTCACCCTTCAAGACACGGGATTCCCAGTCGGGGCATGAGGTGGACCAGGTCATGTTTCCCCCAACAACATCAATGCTTTCCGTAAACATTCCCCACAAACAATAACCGACTGGCTGTCGTAATCTTGCTAACCGCTCTAATTTTCATACGTTCGGTAACCAGCTCCATGTCTTTCTCCTTTCATTTCCCCACCACCTTCAACACCGGCGGCGCACTCGGGGCGAACTTGCCGCTGCCCGCCTTGGCCGCCCTGTCCGCCTTCTCGTCTTTCTTGCCCTTCTTCTCTTCCGCGCCCTTGAAAACGATCTCCGCTGCCCTGATCCTCAAGGAAATCTCCACGTTGGAATCATTCCACACGCCCCGCAGGAAGTCATAAGCGTCAAGGTCCGTCTTATTCACATCCGGCGGTTCATCACCCTTGATCTCCGCCTCCAACTCCGCGCCCAGTTTATCCATGTGCTTCTTTTCCGTCACGGACAATGCTCCCCCCTGCCCGATCCGCTGTAAATAGTCCTGATAGATTTTCGCCTTTGCGCGGGTGCCGAAGGAAAGCATCGCCTTGATCTTGTCCGCCTCCTCCTTCGCGGCAAGCTCGGCCTCTGCTCGCCGCGATCCTTTCCGGGGCTTCGTGTCCTTACTCCCCTTTTTCCGTCCGGCCCCCCTGCGATAACCACCTGATGCCATGTTATGCCTCCTTTGGAGCGTCCGGGTCGGCGCTACCCCGCCGCTGTGAATCCTGGTCGGATTCCATCGCTTGCTTCGGACGCTTAATTCCCTTATACATTCCAGCCCCACGCCTTTCGATTTCAGAAAAGGGCAATATCGGGACGGTCAATCTGTCTTTTGCTGTTGGTTCTAGGAAATAAATATAACGGAGTTGAAAGCCATCTTTCGGTTTCCAACCGGCCTCTTTAAAAATTTTCATAGAGCTTGCGCCAGTTTCAAGTATGTGATTTCCTTTTGTTGCTGTCGTTCTACTTAGCACGTTTCTTGCCTGCTGCTGCTGCTGCTGCTTACTCCGCCCATCTGTCAGACTCGTTCGGGAGAAAACAAGCGCGGGCCGCGCTTGTTCCTTTGCGCCTCCGATTCCGGGCCGGATGCTGGTATCGTTGAAGGTCTCCCCTGTTGGTGCCTCCCATATCTGATTGTTGACTTTCAGCCCCGTCAAATAAAAACCACTCGCTCGGTAAATTGTCCCGTCGCCGCATTGCGTACCGTCGGCAAACGATATTATCCACTTCATCCACGGATATGTCTTTTTGATAAACCGCATGGCGTACGCTATCGCTCGGCTTTCACCGTTCCGGGGCAGCCAGTCGGCAAAGGCGAGGCGGTTCAATTCAAGAAACTCATTCCAGAGCGTGCCGGAGACGAGGCCGACAATTTTCCGTTTGTCAAGCGACGGCCCAAACTGCATGGCCCCGCCGCACCTGTCGCCCATAAAAACGCCCAAATGAAGCTGCGAATTGTTCACAACCTTGCCGGAATAGTGAAGCTGCTTTATAATCCGGTTCGCATCCTTTGAGCTTATCGGCTTGACTATGATATTTTTCGCATCACCCACGGTTGAACCTCTCCGCGATAAAGGCAAGGGCGTTGCCGTTGCTGTTCTCGTTGACGGCGCTTTGTGCGCCGCCCTCCCCCTTCGCCTTCGATATGGCCGCGTTCAATTCCTCGGCCTGTGTGTCGTGTAGGGTAAACGTCATCTGGATAAAAGGGGCGCGGTCTCCGTCTTTTAGGGCCGGGGCGTCTATTCCGTCAACCGCCTTCAGCCAGTCCTCTGGCAGGTCAACCCCCCATTCGACCAGCGGCAGGTCCGACCAGTTATTTGCGAGTGCATCCATGTCCCAGGCACCCTGTTGGGTATTATCCCGGATCGTGATTTCCCTTTCCTTCTCCTCCGTTATCCCTTCCATGAGGTATGTCGGAGCCTCTTTAAGCCCCGCCGCCTTCGCTGCTTCATATCGCTGGTTCCCGGCGATAATGACAAGGCTTCCCGTCCGGTTTGACAGGATCAATGGCCGAGACTCAAAGAATTTCGGGTTTTCCTTGATAGAGGCGACAAGGTTTTGAAATTGCTTGTCCCGGATGATCCGGGGATTGCCTTCTAATTTTTTAAGCGTTGACAACTTGCGATATTCCATCACCACCCCCCGTGAATGAAAAAACATACCCTTTGCATCGGCCCTGCCGTTTCTCCATTGCCCTGTAAATACTTGTGAAACTAATTTCCAGCACCTTGGCCGCTTCCATTGCCGAACGAAAGATTGAAATTACTTCACCATCCTTGCTGGCCTTGATGCACCTTCCCTTGGCAAACATCGTTTTTCTTCTCGTTATGTTTGCCTTTTCTGTCGCCCCCGGGCTTTGCGGTATCCCGTATTTCGGGTTATTCGCGCCCTTGACATCATGGTGAGATTCGATCATTTTCTGAATCGTTTCCGGCTTGTGCTTCTTGCCCCAATTCGGGCTTTTGCCATACATGGGATTATTTTCACCAGATAGAGCGATTGACATTCTCCGCTTGTAATCGTCGTCATAGTGGATATTCATTGAAAGCCTTTTCTCGCTCAGGGCTTTCCGCTGTTCTGGACTTTTCCGCGCCCCGAGGTTTGAACCGGCAGTCGGCGACATATTGAAAGCCGGGTGCATGTTATCAATGAAAAATTGTTCGGCTTCTATAATCGCCTGTTTTGTTTTCTCTGTCTCGCGCAAGACGGCGAATCCCAATGACTTAAGCCCGTGTTTATTATAAAAGTTCTGCAAGTGCCTGCTATGGTGCCTGCCTGCCCTTAGGTCGGACCTATGCTCCTTGATTCGTTTCCCTATCGATGCGGCGCTTCCAATATAAACCCGATCATCTACCCGGCTAAATATCGCATAAACTCCGCTTGCGCCAAGCACCGTCATGGTTTCATCAACGACAATCTCCCGTAATTTCATCATCTCAGGGAAATCATTGAGAGATTTAACGAGGCGGTCCATATCCTGATTGGAAATACGACGAGGATTATCAGGATTCAGCTTGATCTGTGACAATTTCACCGTTTTAATTGAGATTTCCACCATTTGCCCCCTTGAATCTCCGTTGAGTAAAATCAAAATCAGGAATTAAT